CTCCTCTAAACTCAGGCTAGACGCAGGTTTTAGGCGCTGTTTATGCTCGAATGCCTGCATTGCTTCGCAGGGCAGCTTCTTAGCCTCAGCCTGCGCGGTTTCGTAAATCTTACGCAAGCCGCCTACGGTTACGTCGCTTTTACCGTGCTTCCATCTCCATACTGTATTACCGGAAATTCCGGTTTTTTTCAATAGGGCGCGCATTGACAGCCCCGCGTGCTCTGCCATTTCCTCCGCAAAATCGGAGAATATAGAATTATCCCACTTTCCGTCGTCTGTTTTCTTGAAAATTTCCATATATCCGTTTTTTTTGGTTAGTTATAGCGCAATTATATATAAATGATTTCAATAATGCAAACAGCATTTTAATAAATTACATGACAAACCAACAATACCACGCCGATACTACGCGTATAAGTAAGTCGGGCCTCGACCTCATAAGGCGGAGCCCGGCGCATTACTACGCCCACTATCTCTCCCCTAATAAATTGGAAAGGGTGGAGACTCAGGCATTGTTTACGGGCACGGCCTCGCACGCCTTGATCTTGGAGCCTGACAAATTCGACGCGGAATACTACTTATTCGACGACTCGCACAAGGTCGCTGAGCTGGAAAGAAATGGAGCCAAGCGGCCGCGCCTTACGAAAGAATACAAGGAATGGATGGCGGAAATAGAGGCGGAAAATATTGGGCGCGTAGCCCTGCCTCCTAAGGACTACGAATACTATAGGCAAATCCAAAATAGCCTAAATAATCACTCAGCGGCTCGCGCCCTCCTATCGAATGGGGTGGCCGAGACGACGGTAGTATGGGAGGATTTCGAGACTGGCGCACCCTGCAAATGCCGCCCCGACTGGCTAGACTATTCAAGCCGGTTAATCGTTGACCTTAAATTCGTGGCCGACGCATCGCCGCAGGGCTTCGGGAAGGCTTCCTACAATCATAGATACTACGTGCAGGCCCCTTTCTACACAGACGGCGTGCTGGCGTCCGCCCTTGATTTTATACCCGTAGGATTTGCTTTTATCGCGGTGGAAAAAACACCGCCTTACGCAGTTGCCGTATACTTTACGCCCGCCGAGGTTATGTCGCTGGGACGTCGGCATTATACAGAGGATTTGGAGACGTATATGGAATGCCGCCGCTCTGGCGTGTGGCCTGCCTATCCTGAGCAAATACAGGAATTGAACCTGCCACGCTGGGCGTTTAATTAACACGATAACCGTGTATAACACGATAATCGTGTATATTTGGGTTTTAACCAACAAAAAAAGGATATGGAATTACAAAAAGTAAACACGTCTAGCGTATCGCTATTCGACAACTCGGAAGTATTCGCGCACGGCCAGCGCGTCGCTAAAATGCTTAGCAGCTCCGATATAGTACCGCAGCAGTATAAGGGTAATATCGCTAATACAATGGTAGCTTTAAATATGGCAAACCGCATGAATGCCGATCCTATGGCAGTTATGCAGAATTTGCATATTATACACGGGAGGCCCTCATGGTCCGCGCCCTTCCTTATATCGGCTGTAAACAATAGCGGGCGCTGTAGCCCCTTACGTTATCGATTTGAAAGCCTCGGCACGATAACCGTGCAGGGAAAAAGCGTGGAGAACCTTTCCTGCACGGCATGGGCAAAGGATAAGGAAGGCGAAATGCTGGAAGGCACGCCGGTAACTGTTCAAATGGCAGTATCGGAGGGTTGGTACGGCAAAAAAGGCAGCAAATGGCCGACAATGACAAAGCAAATGCTTTCATATAGGGCGGCCTCATTTTTTGCCCGGCTATATTTCCCTGAGCTTACAATGGGCCTAAGCACTGCAGACGAAGCCTACGACGCAGTGCCCACCGTGGAGGCTGGATACGCAGAAACTGCGCCCACGGAAACCGTGCTGCAGGATTTGAATAATAGTATTAACAGGCAAAGAACGGAAACCGCGCCCACGGAAACCGCGCCCACGGAAGAAACGCCAGAAGCCGCGCCCACGGAAACCGTGCAAAGCACGGAAGAACCCGAAGAAGGGGAGGCCGAGTGGATTTAGTTTAGTTAGTTTACGATGTATACAAAAAACCCCTATGCTTTTAGCGTAGGGGTTTTCCTTTATGCCGTCTGCTTATATCGGCGCTTGTTATGCGCCTCGTACCTGCATTCTTCGCTGCAGTATTTAGCGCGTGCCGATCTTTTAACAGCTACATCGCCGCAGTTCTCGCACTTGATAGGGAATCCCTCTCCGTCAATATTGAGCACCACGGTATCTCCGGGCTTATGCCCGCCGGTTTCTTTCTCCGGCGGGCTTTCTACTTTCCCCGCGCCTCGCCGTCTTCGCGTGCCTGCTCTGCTTCCTTCGTTGCCTGCAGCTCCTCTCTCAATAGGTCAAACTCCCGCGCCTGCTCCTCAAGTTGTTTTTGCAGTGCTTCCTTTTCAGCCTCGTACATATGCTGTATATCTTGCGCCGAAGGCTTCGAAGTAGGGGAGGGCGAAGGCTTCGGAGTAGGGGAGCTTATTTCCTTAACAGCCCTTTTGCCGTACCCATGCCTCCACAGCATTAACATTAAGTAAAGGACCATGCACACGACGGACGCCCCGCGCATACGACCCTTCGTCTTTTTTAGCTTGTTGCCGTGGGCATTAAGCGCAGCGGCGTGCTCTCCGGAGGCCTGCTCTAGCAGGCTGTTCATGGTATCGCGCAGCTCTGAGCGTTGCGCGGCTAAGGCAGCTATATCTGCCTCCGCTTTTATGTCCTTGGGGTCGCTTCGGTTGATATAGGGCTTGTTGGTTGGCAAGTCGCATTTGTGAGCAGTATTATGAGGGCCGCACCAATAAAAATACTTGCCCTCTATCGCGTCTATTTCCTCGTCTATAGCGTCTATCTGGGTTTGGTAGGTGCTGGATAGGGTGGATGTTTTCCTGTCTACTGGCGGAGCCCCTACGATTTCCGCTCCCCACTCGGCGCTCCCCTCGAAGTCTCCGTACACATTGATAGCCAGTAATGCAAATAGCATGATTCCCATAACTGGCTCTATAATGCCTTGGGCGTCGTAGTAGACTAGGTTTTTTTCGGTGAGCACCGAAATAAAAACCGCTATGGCTACGGATATAACAGCGCCGATTATTATAGCGCCTTCGCCGAAGTCAACAAACCATGCCGCGAAAAATTTGGCGCTGAAAAACGCCGAGGCTATCAGGAGGAATGTTCCGGCAATGCCTACAAGCATATAGAGGGATTTGAAATGCGACTTGTAGGACTTGTACTGGTGTCGCTTCTGTAGCGCCTTGTCAAAATCTTTCATTATATTTACAGTCTTGTTGTTTGCATGGATATTCCATATCCATTTTTTTAATTCGTTACAATGCGAAACCCCTATTGCGCTGCAGTAGGGGTTTTTTTGCTATTTAAGCAGTTCCTCAGCAACTACGTGCGTAGGCTGGCTTGCAAAAAAAGAAGCCCCCTTTTTTGCGAGCAATGCTATAATTTGAGAAGTGCTGGCGCGCGGGTAGCGCTCCTTAATTCTCTTTACATAGTCCTGAGTAGGACTGTCTAATGTTACGGTTGGAGCTTTCATATATATATTGTTTATGATAAATAAAATACCCAAGGCAATTATATATAATTGCCTTGGGTATTGCAAGTAAAAGGGTTGAAATTTATTACTACAAAATCACGCAACGTGCCGTGAAAAAAGAAAAAAGGCCAGCCATAGTATAGCTAGCCTTTTTAATTGGTTCTTCCCTCTGTCATTCAAACTTAATACACTGCTTTATGGTGTGCGCATATATTCCCGTTCCGGTTCCGGTTCCTAACTCCTCGTCCTGAGAGGGGAAGTCCGCCGTACCTGACTCTACGCCCTTTAATACGCGCCCTCTAAGGTCGGGTAGCGTAAAACTCGTGTCAGGCTCCACCACGAACGCCTCTAGCCCGTCCGAGCTGGTAACGCTTGCTGCGTTTAGGTCGTTTGTAGCGTCCGAGGCTGTAGGGTGAATTGAGAAGGTGTCCAAGTCCACGGCACGCACGTAAACCGTCGTAGCGTCGTCTATAGGGCCTCCAGTAAAGTTTATATTAGTGGCGCTATTCGGGTTTATCTGCTTAATATTAACCGCGTCGCCGGTCGTGAAGCCGTGCGCCTCTTTAATTCCGGTTAATCGGTCTATCGTATCGAATAGAGAGGCCGTGGCCTCCTGCTCAAATCTAGTTCCCCAGATAATGCCGGTTACTGCATATAGCATCGGATAGGTAGCGCGGTCAACTACTGAGCCGTCGCACTCCAGCCAGCCCGACGGTATGGCCTCTGCAGCAAAAGGTGCTACCATTCCAACCATTCTGTCGTTCGCTTGCTTTAGCCACGCCGTCCGGTCGGCAAGGTCTTTATGCGCTGTATTCGCGGCTCCGTCTAGCCCGCCTATTGCTTGCGTGGTAACGTCCAATAATCGGACGTTTGCGCCATAGGTGGCGCTCCCTGCGTAGTCTATCATATGATTAGAATTGTATTGTCCAAGTGCCGTTAATTTCTATGTCGGAGGTCTTTTCGATCACGTCTCGCGTTTTGCGGCTAAAAAGCTCGTTTGCGGTGTTGAATAAGCCGAACTCACGTATAGACTTGCCGTTCGCTTCGCTAAATCCTAGCGTCCAGCTAAACTCTACCGCTCCAGTCTGAGGATACGCTACGGAATCTATAGCCTTAATAAACTTGTCCGTAAGGTCGGCGTCAGTAGGGGAGGGGCTCGTGCCCGAAGTACCAAACGCTATTTGCGTTATTTCCTTGTTTGCGCCTGAGCCTCCCACAAGGCGCGCCGCGCTATTACGCCCGGCGTTAACTACTAGGTTTTCGCCAGAATACATCTGCAGTAGATTTCCTTTGCGGTCTTTTACCTGCATGGTAAAGCGGCCCCGTATATGCTTTATATCATTCATTATATAGTGTCGGTTAAAATGATTGTGCCTGAGCTATTACGCACCGTTAAGGCTGTAGTATCGGCTACGGTTCCCTCGTATGTCTTAGATCCGTTGAAGCTGGTAGAGCCGTCGTATATAAAGCCCCTCGGGGTTTCTGAAATAGGAGGGGCTATCCGGTCGTATGCTAGGCCGTCGTCGTTAATCTGCAGAGTATCGGACAAAGTAGCCTTAAACGTAACGCCTACCAGTCTGCTTCGTGCGTTCTTGTAGGCCTCCACTATTTTTATAGCCGTCTGAGTCGCTGCGTCGGTAATGCCCCTAGACTCGCCTAAGTCGAATACTATATCAAAAGTAGCCCAGCTATACCGCGCCGAGCCTACGTAGGTAATAGAGCCGTCGTACCTCCAGCTCCCGTCGTAGGTGAGTGCGTACCCGGACGCCGAGGGCTCCACTATTTCCGGCTCTCCGTAGTCTAGCGCCTTTAAGGCTTCTTTTATTGCCCACGGCGTGCCCTTGTGGCGCTGTAGCTCTAATCCCTTTTTTAGCAGCGCCCTTTGCTGCTCCTCGGTTTCGGCAAGAATAAAGCCCCCGTAGCCTAAAACGCCGAATTGCTCCGCTAGGTAGGGGAGGGCTTCTGCGCTTGTGGTCTCAATAAGATAGACAAGCAGCGCGGATAAATCCACGCCCTCCAGTACGGCCTCCGCGCTTTCGACGATTGCCGAAAGGTGCTCGCTGTCTTTTAATATGCTTGCTATCTCTGCCATTAGCCCTCGTTAGTTCCTATTACGTTCACTGTTACGCCAGTACATACAGCTACTGTAGTTTCGTCTACTACTATGTCCGCGCCCGGGCTGGTTACGGATACGTCGTATACGTCCGTCAACTCATTAACAGCGCGTATAATTTGGCTTATTACAATGTCATTGCCAAGCCCTGAAGACTTGCCCAAGTGGTAGGCCTCTAGGCTCGCCTCCACGTCGGCGACTGCCTGAGCCTGTACGGCATTAGTAAACAGCGTTAAATCTACTTCTATAGTATAGAATGTAGTCGAAGGGCTTAACACCGTTACGCTGTCCGTTAATGGCCTTACGCGCTCGCTGGTAACTGCTGCCTCCACGGCCTCCAGCGTCTCGGTAGGGGTTGTCCCGCCTCCGGCAACCATAGGGTAAACATTAACGACGCCGGGCACTGGCTGCGTAATGCCTACGTCTACTATAGTTCCGCTCGCAGTTTTTGCGTGGAATATATAGCTTTCCCTGCTACCTGCGGTGGAGAATTGCGAAGGAGCTAATTTAATGCGCTCTCTTAGGGCGTCGTCGGTCTCCTTATCCGTGCCTCCAGCCGTCGTGGTTATATTTTCGGCAGAAGACAGAAACGGCTGAGGGTCTAATACGTTTACAAGTCCAGCGGGCGGCAACCCGTTGTATTCGGAGCCGGTATCCGCAGCCTCGGCGCTCGCTTCGGCTATATTAGTCCCTGCCGCTACGTCAACGGCAGTAGAGGTCTGGAATATTAGCGTTTGGTCTATGGAAGCTACCCTAGTTCCTGCCGGAATAGTTACGCCGCCGTGCCCGTCTACTAAAGTAAATTGTATAGTAGTAGTGGCTTTCTGAGCCTCTAGCCTTACAACGCCTACAAGGTCGCCGAGGCGGTCTAAGGCGGGTGAATCCGCAAACTGTACTAAGTTTTGCAGGGCGGCCTCATTGGCCTGCTCTTTATACAGACTAAGTATATAGGCTACTGAGTTAATAACTAACCGCTCAGCCTGCGCAGGCTGCAGCGTACGCCCCGTCCTTGCCTCATAGTCGGCTATAAGGGCGTCGAGTGTCGCCTGCGGGTCGCTATCTATAAATATAGGTTTATCAGCCATAATGCGAATATAATGAATTAGCCTGACTTTTTAGGCGGCGCTTTTTTTACCGGGCCTCTCGGAACGCTGATAACTCGCGGTACTACTTTTTTTTTTCAGCCTCTATCGCGGAAATTCTACGATCTATTCCCTCGAACGCATCGGCTACTGCTTCTTTAACCATTCGCGGGAACTCCTTGTAAAACGCGGGTCTATCCTCATTATACTTTTCTATCCATTGCTCCGCCACCAATACACGCCCTTCAATTTTGGCAAGGTCTACGCGCATCTGGTGGATTTCATCACCTTGTTTCTTTACATCTTCCTGCAGTTTTCTAAATTCCTGCATTAAGGAGCGCAGAAAGAATGAAATAACGGCTAGCATAGTAGTAATGACTAATCCGAAGAATATAGCCGGGTCTAAACTGATTTGCATTATTCAGGCTTATTGTTGAGAGCTATTCCGATTGCGATTCCTACGGCAATGGCTGCCGCTGCTAATATGATTAAACTATATACAGGCATGAACCTATCATTTTTTTGCTAAGTGAGTGTAGTTTTCCTAAAGATAGCCAATTTATTTAATATTAAGCCAATAGTCACTAAACGGCTGATTATCTTTATTGAACGTCTGCGGGTCTGTCACATTATCAAGCATACTTTGTGTAAACTCGGACGCTGTAGCTTTTACATAATAGAACTTTGCGCCTGCGGGAACTAATAGTGACCCTTTTGAATCAAGCACATCATTAGAGTTTTTAGCATAAGCTATTCCAACTCTACGCTCTTCTACTAAATCGGCATATTGCAGGCAGAAGTCATGCAATACCTGAGCATTATTGCCAGCATCAGGCGCAAGTATATATATATATGTATAATTCATTGTCTATTGGTTTTAGGTCTATATATTCTATAGACTTTGATAATCTACGTAGGTAGCACCGCCTAAAGGTGTGATTGTGTAGCTAGGCGTATTGGGATAAGTTATTAGGTCTTGGCCGTCTTGGCGGTCGAAATCGGCAGTAAATAAGTATTGCCCTGAG